CCAGTCCCAGCTGTGATTGCCTACAATCAATCTCTAGTTGCTGCTTCTCTATACGTTGATTATGTTTTCTTGGATACTGATGAACGTCGTAGAATGGCACAAAATCCTCACGAATACTTGATTACTCAGCTACAATTCACTGGAGATGAATCTGTTGGTTCATCCAGTAACAAAATCAAGTTGAATTTCAATCACCCTGTTAAGGAATTGGTTTGGGTTGTTCAACCTGATCAAAACGTTGATTATTGTTCATCCCTTGTTTGTGATGCTCTTCTATTCAAAGTTCTTGGTGCTCAACCATTTAACTACACTGATGCTATTGATGCTCTTCCTAATGCTATCCATGCTTTCGGTGGACCAAAAGAAGTTGCTGCTGACAGTAGAGCTTACATTGATGCTGCTGGACTTTTCAATGATGCCGGTGCTTTGGATGAATACATTCCTCAAAACTTTACTGGATACTGGCATGGTGTTTCCAATCCTTACAATGAACCAAATTTCGGTGGACCAGCAAATGTTAATCCTATCTACAACAGTAGTACCCTAGTTAGTACTATCGATACTGGTAATCACAATGCAAACTCTGGAGTTTCTGATGCTGGTACTTTCGTTCTTACTGAAACCTCTTTGGATATGCATTGTTGGGGATTGAACCCTGTTGTTACAGCCAAGTTACAACTAAATGGACAGGATCGTTTCTCTGAGCGTGAAGGATCTTACTTCTCATGGGTTCAACCTTACCAATCCCACACCAGAAACCCTGATGAGGGAATTAATGTGTACTCATTTGCTTTGAGACCAGAAGAACATCAACCTTCAGGGACGTGTAATTTCTCCAGAATTGATAATGCTACACTACAATTGGTCTTGTCTAACGCCACTGTTGAAGGAACCAAGACCGCAAAGGTCCGTGTGTATGCCACCAATTATAACGTGTTGAGAATTATGTCCGGTATGGGAGGGTTAGCATATTCGAACTAAGCAGCATATATCATGTTGTTTATATTTATATATTTTAATAATTAATTATCGCTTTTTAATTATTAAAGCAAAAAACAATATAAAGATTATTGTATAATTAATATACAAAATGAGTGTAGATATTGTTAATCTTATTGAAAGCAATCCAATTACCAAACTAACTGGTAATTACCAGTCTAAATTAATTGAAAAAGTTAAAAATAATTTCACTAATTACGAACAACAGTTATTTGTTTCCAGTTTTTATTGTTATTTGAATTATGATTTTAAGGATGATTTTGTAATTGATTTAGACAATATATGGAAATGGTTAGGATTTGGACAAAAAGTTAAAGCCAAAGTTTTATTAGAAAATCATTTTATTATTGGAAAAGACTATAAAAAATCGCTTTCCCAAATGGGAAAGCAATCCTTATCTATAAAAGGTGGTCAGAATAAAGAAATCTTTATGTTATCAATAAAGACATTTAAATTATTTTGTATTAAATCAGGAACTAATAAATCTCATGAAATTCACGAATATTTTATGAAACTAGAAGAAATTTTACAAGAAATTATATTAGAAGAAAGTAATGAACTTAAATTACAACTTTCTCAATTGGAAGATAAAAAAAAAAAAGAGTATGAAATAAAATTGGCTAATCAAAAAGTTTTAGAAAGAGAAAAAATATTATTGAAAGAATATGCAACCATTGCTGGAATAGTTTATATTATTAAAGTAAAGAGTTTTGAAAATGGATGTTATGTTATCAAAATAGGTCAAAGTGCAAAAGGCATTACTGCCAGATATACAGAACATAAAAATAAGTATGATGAATGTTTACTATTAGATTGTTTTGCAGTTAACAAAAGTAAAGAATTTGAAAGCATGATACATAATCATACACAAATAAGAGGAAATAAAATAACTGATTTAATAGGACATGAAAATGAATTAGAATTATTTTTAATAGGAAAAAATCTTTCCTATCAATCATTATTAAATATAATTAATTCCAATATACAACATTATCAATATAATGTAATTGAATTAATAAATGAAAATCAACAACTAAAATTTCAAATGGAAAATAATATCCATTTTGAAAAAAACAAACAAATAGAGGAATTAATATGTATAATAAAACATTTATCAATTAAAATAGATAATTTAGAAAACTCGAATAAAGAAATAGTTGAAAAATTAAATATCAATCAAACTAAAATTACTACTGGATTTCAACAACCATTGATTACATTAGGTCCAAGATTACAAAAAATTAATCCAGAAACATTACAATTGATAAAAGTATACGAAAGTGTTTCTGAAGCAATGAAAGAAAATCCTAGTATAAAAAGACCAAGTATTCAAAAAGCGATTATAGAAAATACAATTTATCTTGGATATAGATGGTTATTAGTAGATAGAGACTTAGATCCAACTATTATTTATTCTATTTTACCAACTAAACAAAAAAAAATACAAAATTTAGGTTATATAGCACAATTAAATGAAACACAAACGGAAATTGTTAATGTATTTTTAGATAGAAAATCAGCAGCTCAATTTAATGATTTTCAAAGTACATCATCGTTAGATATTCCTGTTAAAAATTTTAAATTAGTTAAAGGACATTATTATAAATTATATGACGAATGTGATGTATCATTAAAACATGATTTTGAAGGAAAAATAAATGGTCATCCTTTACTTTATAAAGATGGAGTTGGACAATTTGATAACCAAAATAATCTAATTAAAGAATTCATATGTAAATATGATTGTATTAGACAACTTAAAATTAGTGATAAAACATTAGCAAAAGCTCTTGATAAAAATATTGCTTATAATAGTTTTTATTACAAAATGTTGCCCTCAAAATTAAAATGTTTATAATAAAAAATAACTTAAAAATTTTTATTATAAAAATATATATGCAAATTTTCATTAAAACACTAACTGGTAAAACAGTAACTGTTGATGTAGAACCAAGTGATACAATAGAAAATGTAAAAGAAAAAATTAGAGAAAAGGAAGGTATTCCTCCTGATCAACAAAGACTTATTTTTGCAGGTAAACAATTAGAAGATGGTCGTACATTAAATGATTACAATATTCAAAAGGAGTCTACTTTACATTTAGTTTTAAGATTAAGGGGTGGGTAAGAAAAAATTGAAATGCTTTTTAGAACTATTAATTTATTCAAATAACTTTTAAAAAATGAATTTATTTATTCTCTCTCTTATTCCCAAAGAAATTGCAGAATTCATGATGGATAAACATGTTAGTAAAATATTATTAGAAGCAGTGCAGATGCTTTGTTCTGCAAAAAGAATATTAGATCCAGAAGATCCAATTAATGAAAACATATATAAATTAGCTCATAAAAATCATCCTGTCACTATTTGGTGTAGAACATCCAAAGCTAATTTCTTATGGACATTAGAATTAATTGAAGAAATACATAATGAATGGAAATATCGTTATAATCATCCTGAAGATAAAAATCATAAATCTTATGTCATGGCACAAATTCTTAAAAAACATATACCAGAAGATAATAAATTTGAACATCAGTGTTTAACACCATTCGCTCTTGCAATGCCAGATATATATAAATCTGAAGATGCAGTAATATCTTATAGAAAATATTATATGTCCGATGAAAAACAAAAAATAGCTTCATGGAAAAAGAAAAGAGTGAAACCTAAATGGTATAAAATTAAACGACCGAAAATTAAATTGATTATTTTAGATAGTTAAAAAGTGTAATAATAAATAAAATACATTTTTATTCTTTTTTTATGTAAATAAATAATAAATAAAGAATAAATAAAGAATAAATAAAGAATAAATCAAAAATAAAATTTATCTAATATAAATCATGGAAGAACAAGATACACAACCTAAAAAAAGAGCAAGAAAATGTAATGCCAAGACACTACCTTCAGGTATTAGACAAGATATGATGAAAAAATATGTGGTTTATTACCATGAATATCTTAATCCAGAAAAAACACGTAGTCGTGAATTTTTCAAAATAGAAAAACATCCAAAATTAGAAAAAATATGGATAGGTACAAAATCCAATAAAGTCTCTATTCAAGAAAAATT